ATGGACGCTATGGGGGCCACGGCGATGAGAAGTAACCGTCCCTTGACCGTGACCGTCGAGAGGGCCGCCGAGTACCTCGAGGTATCCTGGTACACGATCGATGGCATGATTCGTCGTGGAGAGATCCCGGTCATTCAGATGGGGCGGCGTCGACGCATTCCGTTGGATGCCGTCGATCAGCTTGAACAAACTGGCAGGGCGTCTGAGGACCCCCAACAGGCAGATGGAACTGACCGATGAGCGGTGACTGGATCAAGATGCGCTGCAACCTATCGAGCCATCCGAAGGTGGTCAAACTCGCGTCACGCTTGAGCGTGACACGTGTCACGGTCATTGGCGCACTGCATGCAGTGTGGACCGTTGCAGACCAACACGCGACCGAGAACGGCCTGCTCGAAATGGATGCTGAGTCGCTCGATGTCTTCGCCGAAACGCCCGGCTTCTGCCGGGAGTTAGAGGCCGTGGGCTGGCTCGAAATCGGTGCCGACTTCGTGAAATTTCCTGATTATTGCGAGCACAACGGCACAACAGCCAAGACGCGAGCAAGCGCACAGAAGCGGCAACGCAAGTCACGGCGAGGCGTGACACCTGTCACGGTCGACCGTGACGCAAGCGTGACCAGAGAAGAAGAGAGAAGAGAAGAAGTATCAAAGACTCCTTCGGAGTCTTTTTGCTCGGAGCCTTCTCCGAACGGCTCCAAGCTGAAGGCCGAGCCGGTTGTGTTGGAGTTTCCAACAGTCGGAACCGGCGCGAAGACCTGGCACCTGACCCAATCGAAGGTCGACGAGTACTCCGAAGCCTTCCCCGGTCTGGACATCGTAGCCGAATGCCGGAAGGCGCGGCAGTGGTGCAAGGACAACCCCGAAAAGCGCAAGACCCCAAAGGGCATGCCCCGATTCCTGAACACCTGGCTGTCGAAAGCGCAGGACGAACGCGGAGGTCGAAACGGCAATGGAAAATCACTTCGACAAGCTGCTGACCCAACACGAGTGCACAGCCGATACGGCGCGAATGGCCAAGCTCAGACTGCGGGATCGGCCTGAACGGCGGTTGCTTCTCGGCCTGCCCCGCGGCATGAACCAGGTTGACCGGCGACTGGTCGACATGTTCCGCCAACTGGTCGCAGGGGAAGCACCTTGGCCCCTGCTTCTCCACGGTGCCGTCGGAGCCGGTAAGAGTCGGGCGGCGCTCTGCTTGGCCGACTTCGCCGACACCGCGGCCTACCACTCTGTTGACTCGCTCGCGGACTTCACGATGCAGCGCCAACCCGCCGAAGTCGCGGTCGAGTGGGAGCGGCTGGCCGGCAAGGCTCTCGTCATCCTGGACGAGCTGGCACAGCGGCGGACGAACGAGTTGACCTACTCGGTGGTCAAGCGGATGCTCGACGAACGCGAATTCCACGCCGGGAACATCGCCATCTACATCACGAATCTTGAGCCGCCGGCGTTGGCCGAAGTCTTCGACGATCGCATCTTCAGCCGGCTGACGGCGGGAACGGTGTTTCCTCTCGACGGGCCGGACCGGAGGCACTCGAAATGAATCGGTCCCCCGTCAACTCCGAGATCCTCGATCGACTTCCGCCGCATGACGCGACGGCCGAAAGGTCGACAATCGGCTGCCTGCTCTTGGATCCATCCAGGGTGCCCGAGATCGCCCAGCAGCTCGGGGCCGATGATTTCTACGTCGACGCACACCGCCGGCTCTTCGGACACATTCTCGGACTGTACGCGGCCGGCTCGCGAGTGGATGAGGTTCTCCTTCTGGATCGGCTGCGGAGCAACGGAGACCTCGAGGCGATCGGCGGGCACGCCTACTTGACCGAGATCCTCCGAGAGACCGGCATCCCGTCCAACGTCGCGAACCACGCGGAAATCGTTCTGAGGCACTCACAGCGCCGCCGGCTCATTCGAGAGACAACCGGCGTCCTGGTCGACGCCTACGACGATAGCCAGGCCCCCGCGGCGATCGCCAGTAGCACAGCGGAGCGTCTGCTGGCCGTCACCAGGGCCGACAAGCCGAAGTCGATCGACACGCCGGTTCTGTTCGCGCAAACGCTCCAGGACCTGGCGGAGCCGGCAAGCCAGCCCATCGGCCGGACGATCGGCTTCCAGGCGTTCGACACCGAAATCGGCGGCCTGTACCCCGGAGAACTGTCGATCCTTGCAGCGCGTCCCTCGATGGGCAAGACGGCGCTCGCAACACAAATTGCCCTTCACTTCGCAGACCACGGCCGGCACGCGTTGATCGTCACGCTCGAAATGTCGGCGAGATCCTTGGCCGAGCGGATCTTGGCGAATCGGGCCGGCGTCAGCTTGCAGGCCATCCGCAGCCGATTGCTGAGCCACAATGACCGGAGCCGGCTCGTCACGGGCAACCTGGATCTGCCGGCTCAGTACCTCCACCTGGTCGACCGGACGCGGATGACGGTTGCCGAGATCCGTTGGGAGGTCATGTTCCGCCGGCAGAAGCACTCTCTCGACCTGGTTGTGGTGGATTACCTGACGCGGCTTCAACCAGCAGACCCGCGGCAGACGCGATACTTGCAGGTTGCGCAGATGACGGCCGACCTGAAGGACATCGCGGCGGAATTCGCGGTCCCGGTTCTCTGCCTGGCACAGCTCGGGCGAGCGGCCGAAGCAAAGGGCGAGACGCGGCCGCGGCTGAGCCATCTGCGAGAATCCGGTGACATCGAACAAGACGCCGACGTGATCGCCTTCCTCCATCGACCGGAGCGCGTTGACCGTGATGATCCCGACGCGAAGGGCAAAGCATTTCTGTATGTCGAGAAGAACCGGAACGGACCTTGCGGAGAATATCACCTGTCGTTCGACGGGCCTACCGGCCGGTTCAGCGATCCCCCGGGGCCGGCCCGCTATTCCGAATTCGACGCATGGAGCTGAGGCGAGGCATGGAAACGCAGCTATCACTATTCGACTCCCCGACAGCCACCGCGGATCCTTCCCCGCGGAAATGTGCGAACGCCCACGTCACCAGGCGGGCGGCCGGCGTGGCGATCAGGTCAACGGCGGCAAGACTTCGGGCCCGGGTCCTGGAATTCATCCAGCGGCAAGGCGCCGCCGGCGCGACGGACCTGGAGATTCAGGCCGGCTTGAACATGTCCGGGGACACGCAGCGACCCCGCCGGCGAGAGCTGCAACAGGCCGGCTTCATCGTCGACAGCGGCGACGTGCGATCGACCGCTGGCGGTCGAGCGGCGGTTGTTTGGCTGACCACGGGCACCGCGGCTGCCGTCGACCAGGCCGCGGCCGGCGAGGCGGAAGAGGAACCACCGTTCTAAGCTTCCGCCACCAAACAAATCAGGAACCATTTCGCAGGAAATCGACGATGCCGAACGAACTCACGACGATCGAAACCAAACTTGACGCCATCGAAAAGGCCACCGAGGCCTACGAAGTTCAGATCCAACAGGTTGCCGGCCACGCACTCCGGCGAACGCTGCTCACAGCGCGGACGCTCAACGCAATCCGTGACGCGCTTACGGACGAGGTGATGCGGGAAGCGGTTATGCCTCTGCAGGGCCGAGCGACGGGCTTCCTGACCGACCAGAACAAGGAAGGCGGCTACGAGCTGGCAACTGTCCGGGAGGTGGTTCTCGACGCCTTGATTCACGGCGCCCGTTTGACAAACAACGAGATCAACGTGATTATCGGCCGGCTGTATCTGGCCAAGAACTACTTCGTTCGTCAGATCCAGGAATCTAAGGACATCACCAACTTCCAGATCCACCTGGGAGGCGTCGAACAGAAAGGCGGGCACGCCTACGTCGACGCCATCGCGGCATGGGTCCAGGCGGGCGAACTCCGCGAGATTCGCAAGATCCGGAAGAAGATCGACGGCGCTCCGTTCGATGAGCGGATCGCCGTCCGGGTCAACGCAGGCATGGGTGAAGACGCGATTCGCGGCAAGGCAGTCAGGAAGCTGCTCGCCGAAGTTTGGAAAACGGCAACCGGGATCACGACCGATGAACCGGACACGATCGACGCGGACGCCTTCGTTGTCGACCACGGCCAGCACTTGCTCTTCGACACCCAGCCGTGGCAGGACGAGGCGGCCGAGAACCAACAGGCACCCCCCGACGCAGACCAGGTTGCCCTGATCGCCGAGTACGAGAAGAAGCTGGCCGAGTGCACGGAGCGGGCCCACGTCGGCCCCGTAGCGAAACAAGCCGGCGGAGACACTCGATTGACCGGCGAAAGCAAGAAGGTTGTCTCCGGCCTTGCTACGCAACGCAGAAGAGACCTGACGAAATAGCACCGTCCCCCCGGCTGCCCGCGGAGATCCCGACATGACCGACCTTGCGATTCTCCTACTGATGCTCTGCGGCCTGGCGACGATCGCCGTGGGGCTGTGGATGGCGTGGCCACCGATGGCCGTGCTGTTCAGCGGCGCGATGCTCTGCCTGGTCGCCATCGCGGCGTATCGCAAGCAATCGAAGAAACGGAGCTGAGCCATGTTTGCGGACGACTTCGACGATTACGACGATTCGGATTCGGACATCGAGGTGACCGTCCGAGAGCTGGGAGCGCCGGCTGGTACCGGCGAGCCGGTTCAATCATCTGGCGCCTTCCAGGCCCTTGACTTGGCCGACTTCGACCAGGCCGCGGCCGAGCCCGCCGGCGAGAAACCGGAGATCTGCCAGGTTGTGGGCTGCCGGAGGCCTGCGACCTGCGAGGTTGAGCTGATCGAGGGCGACCGGCGAGAGATCGGCCGGTATTGCGAGCGACACGCAGAGATTGAGGACTGAGCCGGGCGAAGGAGCCGCGGCGAAAAGGATTGACTTGAAACGATGAAAGGAAATGAAGCGATGGCGAAGACGAAAACAACCCAGGCCGGCGAAGTGAAGACCCTGGACGACTTCCCGGGTTACACCGAGAGCAAGGAGCGGCTCGATCGAGTCAGGGCAAAAAAGGCTGAACTCGAGGCCGCGATGCTCGAAGCGATGGATGCGGGCAGGCGGAAAGAAATCGAGATGAGCAAGGTGGACCGAGCAGCTCATGCGATCCTGACCGGCGAAGACCTTGACCAGGTGGCGGCGCATCGCCGCGAGACTTTCAACGGCCTCGAGGCCGAGCTGAAAGCGACCAGCAGGGCCTGTGAAATCGCGGAGGCTGAGTATTCGCGGCTGTGGCAATTGGCCTCCGCGGCCGTTGTCGCGAGCCGGCAGCCGGAACACCGCCAGCTCGTTGCGGCGATCGCGGAGCACCTGACGGACCTGGTTGCGGCGGTTCGAGCCGAGGAAAGTTGGATCCGCGGCCTGAAGGACGAGGGTCTGCATTTTGTAGCCGGCAGTGGAGGTTGCGTTAACCCCCAATCCACAGAAACCGCCGCGCTGTTCGGTTTGCTCCGCAGGGTCAATGTGCCGGCGTTCCGGGAGCGGCTGAAACGGTACGGCTACCTTTGACTCTCCTTGCTGGTGTGGGATCCGGCCCCGCCCGGTGTGATTCGCCGGGCGGGGCTTTGGGCCACGAGGTATTTCTTACGAAATGGAGTTGAGACCATGAAGAACAATCAGAAGGTCTACGGCATCCCGAACACGGTCGCAGCTCTCGGCCGGGCTCGGGTTTCGCAGTATCGAGCGACTGTTGAGCGGCGGTTTCGCGAGCAGCTCGGGGCAGGAGGGGCGCCGGCAGAAACAGCCCACCGATTCATCGCACGGGCACGCAGAGTTCTCACGGCCACGGCGAAGCCGAATCTGTCGACCGCGGCCGAGAGTCTCGTTCTCGCACAACGGCTGCCCTACGTGATTCAGGGGATCGCCTGTCCCGTTGGCAAGGGCGGGCGGCCGAATGGCGGCCCGGATGATGAGGTTCTGACTTTCTATCGTGACGCGTTCTCCAGCGTCCCTGATACTGATTGCAGCTTGGTGGTGAATCACTATTACGATGGCGACGCAGACGACGCGGGGCAGGTTCTCGCGAGCCGTGAAGCCGGCAGTCTGTTTCTCTGGACAGATGACCGCGGCCTGCACTTCCGAGCGAGGTTGCCGGACACGGTTCTCGGGCGAGTCGTCACGAACAAGCTTCAGCGCGGCGAATGCCGCGGCGTTTCCGGGTCCTTTCGGTTTCGATCGGCCGATACCGCCGAGTACGGCGGCGGACATGCCGCGGTGGAACGCACGCGAGTGGCCGAGATCTCACTGCTCTTCGACCGAGAACCGGCATTCCCCGGCACTTCTGCAACTCTGCTGAGGTGCCATACCGGCCTGTCGGTCTGCGATCCTGACTTCACTCGCCTGGTGGTCCAGAACTTCGACCAGCAAACCAGACCTGCGAGCCAGGCCCGCGGTGGCATGAGCGTTGCGGAGGCTCGCAGGCGGCTCCGCCTGGTCGGTCGCGACGGCATCCGCCGCGGCCCGGTCGATCGAGACCAGGAGCCCAGCGGCCGGCTGGTCGGGCTCGGCACCACGGCCCCGGCGTGGGGGGGTAGGGGGGGTAAATCTCTGGAGAGTCGCGGTTGTAGACCGCCCCGCCAGCATGGCGCGTTTTTCGAGGCGTTTTCTCTTCAAGAAATTCTGGAATCGAAAAGTTGAGGTTGTTCGATGGCAGCGAAGGCATCCAAAACGGTCAAGGCGCCGGGCCATTTGTCGCGGCGGTGCCAGGAACTCTGGGCGGAGGTGACGAGCGGCGGCCGATGGTCGGGCCCGCGGCTGGCGATTCTGCAGGCGGCGCTCGAGGCTCTCGATCGGGCCGATCAGGCCCGCCAGCAGATCGCAGAGCAAGGCCTGCTCGTCAAGACGGAGCGGTCCGGAATGCTCCGGACGAATCCGTTGCTGAGACTTGAGGCTTCGAGCCGTGCCCAGGCTATGGCTGGGTTTGAGCGGCTCCGCCTCCACTACCCAACAAACGGCGTTTGAGGCTCGCACGATGACACGACACGCAAAGAAACAGCGAGCCTTGGAGCGATTCCGCCGCAAGGTCGAGCGTGACCCGGCCGGCGAGATCGCGAAGTTCTTCCGCGAGATGGTCCGGAAAGGCTACACGACCTCGCTTGAGGTCGAAGATTTCCGTCGGCGAATGGACGCGGCCCGGACTGATGACGAAGCGACGAGAATCAAGACCAGCTTCCTCCTTGACATCAAGGCACGCGTCAAGGCGGATCCAGCTCACGAGGAGGGCGACCAGTGAAACTCGAAGGACATGACCAGCTTATCGCGAAGCTGAACCAGCTTCCCGTGAAGCTCCAGAAGAAACACTCTCGGGCGGCGATCGCAAAGGCGGCCCGGCGGTTGGTCAAGGCGGCCAAGGAGAAATGTCCGAAGCGGTCTGGACAGCTCAAGAAGAGTCTCGGCTTCAAGCCGCGCACCTACAAGTCCGGCGTCTACGCGATCGTCGGACCGCGTAGCGGCTTCCGCACCGTCGACGACAACGGCCGAGTCCATGACCCGGCGAAAATCGCCCACCTGGTCGAATTCGGCCACGGCGGGCCCCACGCGGCCGAAGCACACCCCTTCTTGCGGCCGGCATTCGATGCGACCGTGAAGAGCAACACTACTTTGATTGCGGACGAACTTCGCAAGGGAATTGAGCAGGAGGCGAAATAATCATGGTCATTGGATCGCTTGCGGTCAATCTCGGCTTGAATTCTTCGACTTTCAACACGGGCGTGGCGAATGCGACGAACCGAATCAAGACGTTTTCACGCGACGTAGACAACTCCACGTCCGTGATGACCAAACTGCAATCCGGCCTCAAGACCACAGCGACGGTTGCCGCGGCTGCCGGGGCGGCCGTGGCCGGGGCGGCCGTGGTCGGCTTCCGGATGCTCCGCACCGAGATGGAGAGCATCGACGAAATCGGCAAAATGGCCGGCAAGTTGGGGATCGACACAGAGACGTTTGTCGGCCTTCAGCACGGCGCGAATCTGTCGGGGATTGAACTGAACAACCTGGAAACCTCGTTGCTGAAGATGACGCGAAATCTCTCCACCGCGGCCACCAGCGGCGGCCCGGTGGCGGACGTGCTGCGAGAGCTGAGACTTGAGGCAAAATCGCTCGCGGCGATGCGGCCGGACGCGGCACTCTATGTGCTGGCCGATGCGATCGAGACCGTCGAAAGTCCGATGGATCGGGTACGCATCGCCACGCAGCTCTTCGGTCGAACTGGCGCTGACATGCTCCTCATGATGGCGGGCGGCTCGGACACGCTTCGCAGCATGCAACGCGACGCGGAGAAACTCGGCTTGACGTTCTCCGAAATGGACTTCAAACAGGTCGAAATCGCGAATGACGCAATGACCAGGCTTGGACTTTCGACGGGAGTCTTGACGCGTACCTTGGCGATCGACCTGGCACCGACGTTGACCGTGATAGCGGATAGTCTGACGGACTTGTTCTCGACAGGCGGCCGACAGGCGGCCGGCTTCAGTAGCGAGTTGGGCGGCATTGCCGCGGCGGCCGGCGTCGTGCTGGACGTGGTTCAGCAGATTGCGATTCACTGGACGGCGACGCAGGCCGTCTTGCTCCGCGGGGCGGCCGAAGTGGCCGACGTGCTGGCAATGATTCCAGACACCGTGAAGATTCCCGGAACGGCGTTTGGGTTCCTGCCCGCCCAGGAGGATCTGAAGACCGCGGCGGCCGGATTGCACGGAGCATTTGTAGATTTCAACAAACGGGTCAACGAGCTGGAGAAGGCGGATTGGGCGGCGTCCTTCGCCGATCGCATCAAGACGATGCGCGACGAAATCCAGGCCGGCCTGGATGCAGGAAAGCCGACAACCGGCCTTGCAGACCTCGACGCGTTGAATGAGCAGCTCAAAGCGATGGACGCCTTGCGGGCACGTGGCGAGCAATTGGCGGCCGCGCTGCGGACGCCGCAAGAGGCGCTCGAGGCCCGGATCCAGGACGCGAACAAGATGCTCGACCTGGGAGCCATCGGCTGGCAGACCTACACGCGGGAAATTCAGGCCGCGCAGAAAGCCTTCCTCGATGCAACCAACACTTTCAGCGGCGGCCCTGCGCTCATTGAGAAAGGAACGCAGGCGGCTTTCGCGGCGGAGGACCGATGGCGAGAAATGCAGGAGCGAATGCGGCAACCTTTGCCCGGTGCCGGCCTGGTCCGCCAGCGCCAACCTGGTGAGGCGGCAGTCTTCGGCGGAGTCGGTCCGCAAGTCGACCCCTTCGTCCCGCAACTGCCCGAGATCCCGAGACCCGAGATCCACCGCGTTCAACAACTGCCGCAGAACATGGACCTGGGGATTCCGCGTCTCGGGCGAGAAGCGGAGCTGCCCGAGCAGATCCGCCAGAGCGTTGTCTTCGACGTGGCGCCGCTACCGGACATCGACATCGCGCCGATCGAGGTTCCTGTGACTTTCGACGTTCAGCGAGTCGACCTGTCGGCGATACCCCAGCTCGGTCGACCACGGCCGGAAATCTCGCCCTTGCCGTCGACGATGAATGTCACGCGTGTGGAGCCGGTCCCCGTCGGCCAAGCCGGCGAGTCGAGGACTTCGCGGATCGATCGGGAAGAGGGATCGCTGCTTCGAGATATCCCGCGTCTCGGCCGTGAAAACGCTGCCGTCGAGAAGGAGTTGCAGCAGCTCAACAGGCAGACCTCGCAGATGCTGAAACGCCTCGATACGATCGCAGCGGAGAGCCGGCTCACCACAAACAACACCAAAGACACGGCGACCGGCGTGCGACAAATTCAAGTGCCGGAAGTTGTCGAGATGTAGCAGTCGCCTGGTGAAGTCACGGGGGCCGGCTGAGTCGCGGCCGGCCCCCAGGCCCCAGATACGGAGATCGGTTTGTCACCAGACGAGGAACGGGCATTATGGGAGCGATACCGGGACGGCGACTCAGCGGGCGGCGAGACGATCGCCTCGCTGTACATTCCTCTGGCCCGCTTGGTCGCAGGGGAAATCGTGAGGCGGGTTCCCGTCGACCGCGAGGTTCTACTGTCGGGCGCCCTGCTCGGCCTGGCAGAGGCAATCGCTCGATTCCATCCCGATCGCGGCTTGAAGTTTTCGACGTTTGCACGCTGGTTGATCCGCGGTCGCGTGCTGGACGAGATCCGATCGCTCGATCAGATCGCTCGATCCACGCGCAGACGACAGCGCGAGACGGACCACGCGGCCGAGCAACTCGCACACGATCTGGGCCACTTCCCTACGTCCGAGGAATTGTCCGCGGCCGGCATCGAACAACCGCAGATTCCCGAGACGCTGTCGATCGAGAGTCTCCCTCCCGGGATTTGCAGAGCCCTTGGCGCGCGACACGAGACGGCCAATCCGTTCCTAGCCTTCGACGGAATCTCCGGTCTGACTCGACACGAGCAATACCTTTTGAACGCGCGGTTCATTCTCGGCCGGCCCAATCACGAAATCGCGAGGCGCCTTGGGGTGAGCACCACTACCGTCTCGGTAAGATGGCAGCAATTGCTTCGGAAACTCCGGCGACGGATTGAGGAGGACAGGGAGGCACTTCTCAATTGACCGACCCGCGAAAACCGGCCTCGGGACGCACGCATACGCGAGCGATCGCAGGGCGGGACGGCCTTGGAGTCGTCCAGGCGGAGAAACGCAGTAGCGGGGCTGCTGGGGGCCTCAGAACGCGATGTCAAACCAGGCAAACTTTCGAGAGGAGAATTGAGACGTGACGGAGCAAGAAACACCCGACCAAACCCCGCAAGCTCCCTTCCTCGTGACCGACCAGGCCGGGCACGTGCTGCCGGCGACGATCACCGTGCACGCGTCGACGCCGCTGGTGGCCGTCGAGTATGTGGGCGAATCGACCGCGGCCGAGATCGTCCCCGAGCATGACCTGGTGGAGGTGGCTCGCCGGTTTCGACGGGCCCGGCCGAAAGCGGTCACCACCGTACGGCCGATTCGGACGCGGCGGATCGTCGCCACGATCGTGGTCGACGTGCCCGACGCCGCGGAAACCGCCGATACCTCCGCGGCTGCCGGCGATCGCGGCGAGCCCGCCCAGCAGCCCGCTCGCCCCGACCCGGGCCACCTGGCAGGCGTCGGGCTGGCGGAGCGGCTGTGCCGAGGTTGACAAAAGCCGCACAATATGAACAATAGCGAGCGTTCAAAGCGTTTCCTCCTACGTACTCAAGATCAATGTTCAAAGTCTCTCAAGAGAGCAGGACCTCTGCCCTGACTGGTTTGCGCACGACCGTAAGGCTGCGCGGGTGGTTCTTGAGCCGCCTGAACAAAGCCAGTCGGGGCAGGGGTCTTTTTCTTCGCCCACGGACTGGGCGTAAGGAGGGTTCTGTTATGGCAGGCGTTCATCTCGGGGAGTTTGAGGACGCTAAGACCTACAGCCACAAACGCGTGGCTGCGATCATGAGCGTCAACGAGGAATGGGTCAAGGATCGGCTACTCTTTCCGCGCTCTCGGGACGGCGTCCGCCTGCCCGGGGTGCGATACGCGAAGGTCGGCGCCTTCTACATGATCACGGGTGAGGCCATCCGTCTTTGGGTCGAGTCAATCGCGAGTCCCGACGATCCCGAGGAAACCGCCGCATGATCGACTTCATGGCCGAGATCGCGATGACCGTGTTCAAACCGGCCCGTCGCACCTGCTACGTGATGCGGTGGTCGGACCCGACCACCCACCAACGCCGGGAGAAAACCACCGGCAAGGCCGGCAAGCGTGATGCCCTCAAGGTGGCCGCCGAATTGGCCCGGCAGATCTACGCCGGGGAACACCGCGACAAAATGGACTGGGACGCCTTTTCGGAGAAGTATCTCTCCGAGCAGCTCTCGCGGCGATCGGCGGGGACCCGCCAGGCCTGGCGGACAGTTCGCTACTGGCTCGGCCAGTTCCGGGAGCCCAGGTGGCTCTCCGACATCACCACGGCCTACGTGGCCGAGTGGCAGGTCTTCATCGGCGGCAAGATGGCGTCGACCACGGCCGGCGGCTACTCAGCCAGACTCCGGGCCGCAATGCGCTGGGCGGCCGAGCAGGAGTTAATCGCCAAGGCTCCGGTAATCCACTGCCGCGGCGGCTCGACCGCCAGGGCTCGCGGCATCACGGGTGAGGAACTCGATCGGATGCTCGATGCCACCGGGCGGCTACGGCCTCGTGACTGGCAGGCCTGGCAGCGGTTTCTCCGCGGCCTGTGGGAGTCGGGCTTCCGGATCGGCGAGCTACGCCGGATCTCCTGGGATCGCGATGCCGAGATCACCTTCGACCTATCGAACACCTACCCGGTCGTGACGTTCGCGGCCGGGAGCCACAAGGCCCGTCGGGTGCACGTCCAGGTAGTCACTCCGGAATTCTGGCAGCTCTGCTGCGAGACGCCGGAAACCGATCGCCACGGCCTGGTCTTCTTCCTCGACAACGGGAAGGGCGAGCAGATCTCGCTCAAGCGGATCTGCCGGCGGATCAGCGATATCGGCCGGGAAGCCCGCGTGATCACCAACGCCGAGACGGGCAAGTGGGCCTCCGCCCACGACTTTCGCCGGGCGTTTGCCCGCCGAATCAAAGCGAAGGTGCCTCGCGAGGAAGTCAAGAAGTGGACCAGACACCAACAGGATCAGACCCTCGACACCTACTACCTACAACTCGACGCTCAGGAGTTGGCGGCAAGGTTGTGGGAGGAAAGCTCGCAGGCAGCCATGAGGACCCATTGA